GTAAAAAAGTGTTAAAATCAATTTCCTGACTTACACCTTTATGATTTATAATTTCAGAATCAGTTAGCCAATAGCAATTTTTATCTTGGTAAAAATTATAAATATTAAGATCTTTTTTACTACTTGCCGTAATTACTTCGTAACCTTTTTCCAAGTATACTCTTACAATGGTATTATATTCTTCAACATTTAAATGTCTTTTTCTATGTTCACACTTTTTTGATCCAGAAGGGCAAATCACCACATATTTTTTATCTCTTTTTTTAATTCCTATTAAATTAAGCCAGTCTGTTTCAATTACTAATCTATTCTTATACTTATCAATATTTATCCAATCGTTCCAATTAAAATTATCAGGTAAATGAGCAGATAAATTAAAATTAGGATGAACAATAATTTTATTGTATAAATTTTTAATACATTCATGTCCTTTTAAATTTTTATAAAAAATATATTTTAAATTAAAGTAATCTAAAAATTTTTTAGAAAACTGACTTGATTCATCGTTTGCTATGCAAACTATATGTACTTTTTCATTTTTATAACAAACAGCAAGAAGCAATAAAAGATCACCAATGCCACCAAGTGTTAAATAAACATTCTTGTCGCCATTTATAAATTCATTTAACTTTAAAAAATAAACATCAGAGATTGGATCTATTGGATTAGAATTCATTATTAATCAAGCTTCTGGCATTTGACTTAAATATTCGATAAATTGTTCGTAAGTATGAATTTTTAACTTAGGCCAAAATTCTTTGTTTAAAAATATATAATCGCAACATTCAAGTCCAATTTCTTGATATTTAGAATTATACCTTGTTTTTATAACATGACATGGCTTGCCACACAAAGACATAAATGTTTTAATCCAAGTGTCAGTAGAAACAATATCATCACAAGAAATAATAGTTTGTAAAAAAGTTTTAAAATCAATTTCCTGACTTACACCTTTATGATTTATAATTTCAGAATCAGTTAGCCAATAGCAATTTTTATCAGGATATAATCCAAATGTTTTAACATCGTTTTTACTGCTAGTAGTAATAACCTCATACCCTTTATCTAAATAACCATGTACGATTTTTTTATATTCAACTTGAGTAAAAAACCTTCTTCTCAAATCAGTTTTATGAGATCCAGAAGGACAAATTATTGCATATTTTTTCTCTCTTTTTTTAATCCCAATATAATCAATCCAGTCTGTTTCAAGAACCAATCTGTTTTTGTATTTTTCAGTAGATTTCTTCCAATCACCATAATCACATCTATCTGCCAAATGTGCAGATATTGTAAAGTTAGGATGAGAAGTAACCTTTTTATAAAGCAAACTACAATAATTAGTTCCCATTAAGTTTTTAGAAATAAGATTTTTCAATTTAAAAAATTCAAAAAATCTTCTTGAAAAAGAATCCGCTTCTTGATTTGCCATAAAAATAACATTTGCTTTTTCATCATTATAACAAACACCAAGTAAAAGTAATAAATCTCCAACTCCTCCAAACGACATGTAAATGTTTTTATCGCCCTTCATAAATTCATCTAAAGAAATCATAAGCTTGTCAAAAGACAAAGAATCGGTAGATGTATTACTTCTGACATTTTTTTTTCTAATTTGAAAATTATCTTTTTGTAAAGTATTATTATTTTCTTTATTTATTTTTTCAATTAAATGATTATCTTTAACATCAAACTGCGTTTTTAATTTATCTACAGAATTACCTTTTCTGTAATTCTCAAGAGCAATTTTAATCTGCTTCTGTATTTCTTCTTTATTTAAATAAGAACGAATTTTTTCCATTGAAATTAAATATTCCTTATAACATTTAAATCATCTTCTTTAGCAACATCAACAATTTCATCTTTTGCATGTGTCTTAATAAAGTTCCAATCTTTCATAAATTTCTGTAAATTATCATAATGAAGAATGTCTATAGATCTAATTAATCTTGCTCTTCTATCTAAATCCATCTGATGTTCATCATCTGTAGGATTTTCTTTATCATGTTCAGAGGTAACATTATCAATAATATCTTCAAATCTTTTAGTTTTATTTCTAAAAGATGGATCAACTTTAAATAATGAAGCAGACGATCCTGTAATTTTTAAATCTTCATTAATGTTATTACTTGCCCATTCATTAAACTTTTTCATGCTTTGCCTTTCAGTTCTTTATCATTTTTCTTTTTTGTTTATATATCTCGCCATCAAGATCTTTATTTTTAAGATTTTTCTTAATTTCATGATGCCATGTTGCAACAGTATCTTCAGGAACATTTAACAATGCTGCAAGACCTTCAGAATCATTCAATAATAAAATAAAATCATCCCAGAAATCTTCTCTTATGTTTTTACCAAAAAAAATAATTTCTTTGATTTTTTTTTCTTTATCCTTGTTATTAGAGTCTTTTTTTCTTAAAGATTCTATTAAATATCCTAATGATGTCATTTTTCTCCTGTTTTTTAATTTTATTAACTTTAATATAATTAAACTATTTTAAACTTTAAAATTTTATTTTTATTAAGTTTTTTTATACTAAAAATTAAACCAATTTTTTGAATATCTCTTTCTCTACAACAAACTACAGTATCTCCATCTTTAAAACTTTCGGTTGGATCTTCATACTTAATTTCTATTTCGTAAGTTCCTTCCATTAAATCTTCTTCATGAGAAACATTTTGTTCGTTAAATTCAAAACTATTAGCAAAATCTTGATTGATTTTTTTTTCTTTTATATCATCTATATTTCCGCTTTTGTAAAATTTATAATTTACAACTAAATTATTTATTTTTGTAACTTTTTTTCTTTTATCGCCAAACCATTTAATTACGAGCTTAGGTTTTGCAATACCAAGTTTAATATTAATTTTTTCTATAGCTTTGTTAGTAAATTTTTTTATAATCTTGTTTTTCATTTCAATCTCCTTTTTTATAACAATTTTTTTTTAAAAATAAACAATCAGGACTTTTTCTTCGAATTAATTTAAAAGAAGAAGATGGCCCAATGTATTTTGATCTAACACCTACGGCAGAAAAAAGACCATCGTTAACTCCAGTACCATATACAGGGCCAAAGTAATTGTAAAATGATTCTTGTTTTAAATGCAACCATTCTTTAAAATTAATCATGATTTATTTATTCTTCTGTTATAAATAATTCATAATAACTTTTATCAGGAAATCAAAAGTGAATAAATCAGGTAGTAATATTAACTCAAAAGAAAACACGCTTAATAATATTAATTGTCAAAGTCCATTAGGACAAAATAATAATATTGATCCTCCACCTGGATATTGTGATCAAGATGAATTAAACCAAAATAATGTTGGAAATGGAAAAGAAAGCTGGATTTCTGATAGTCAAAATCAAAAAACAAATCTTGGAAAAGAAAATAATTGCGATCCTATGCAAACAGGACAAATTATAAATGATTTAGATTCTACAAATAGAAATAATATTTATCGCTATGCAAAATCATTAAGAGGAACAGATGAAGCAGTAATGGATTTATTTAGAAATATTGTTGTGCTTGATGAAAGCGGAAAAGCACATCCAATCCCAATTATGTGGGGAACACAAGAAAGGGCAGTTGCTTTTTTACTTCAAGAAAATACTAGAAAAGATAATACTTTAGTTGTAGATAGAATCAAATTACCATTAATGGCAATTCATAATTCTGGATATGAATTTGATCAAAGCAGATACACATATCATGCAGCTGTAGATTTTATAAGAGATAAATCTGGTAAGCCAAGTTTTTATGGAAGTGAAAAATATAAAAATGATACTGTCTTTGGACAAACAAGAGGAATACCAATAAATATTTCTTACACATTATCAGCTTGGACTTTATATGTTGAAGATATTAATCAAATTTTAGAACAAATTTTTTTAAAATTTTCACCTGTTTCATATATAAAAGTACGAGGAGTTAATTGGGAAGTTTTAGTTAAACTAGACTCTATTGCAAATAACCTTAATTATGAACCAGGTGATGCTGCTTTAAGAGTAATTAAATATGAATTTTCCATGACTGCTAAAACATATATAGCACAACCTCTAGTAAGAAAAAAAACTGTCTTGGAAACAAGAATAGAAATGGTAGATGGCTTAAAGGAAGAAGACATCACAGAAGTCATAGGAAGAATAGAAGAATCTGTTAAGGAGTTAAATAAATGATTGAATTGGTAAATAAAAAAAAGTACCCTGTACAAATTTTAGTAAAGTCAACAAAGATACCAAATTCATTTACTTGTTTAAATATACCTGGCGTTGGTGCTAAAAAAAATATTTTTTTCTTACAAGATGAAAGAGAAACTGAATATATAGATCGTGCTGTTGCAGCAGGATTAATTTCCAAAAGAACCGTATAAGAAAAAAGGGAGAAAAATCATGGCATTATTAAAAGGCTTTCCACCTTCAAATACTATTAGTCCTTCAGTAAGAATTGCTGAAAGAGATTTAAGTTTTTATGGAGATGTTCTTCAAGGTGGTACTGCTGGAGCTTTTGTAGGTTTTGCCTCAAAAGGCCCAATTAACTTACCAACTTTAGTTAGATCACAATCTGATTTAAATAGAATCTTTGGATATCCTCATCCTGATACTAGCGATCCATACTTGTATTATGCAGTATCACAATTCTTAAGAACTTCTAATAGTGCATACATTCTAAGAGTAGCAGAAACTAATACTGTTAACGATTACGCTGCTACAACTGCTGAAGTAGACTTAGTTGCATCAGGATCTGCTGTAGAAATTCATTCAAATTATATAAGCTCATATGATACTTACAGCATAACAATGGATAGCTTCTTTAGATGGAAGCTCAATGGCGTTCTTGCATCAAAAATATTAGTCGTTCCAATTGGTACATATGCACCAAGTGAATTAGTATCATTGTTAAATGACCAACTTATTCCAGATGTAGATGGAATTGAATTTTTTGTATTTGATGACGGTATTGATGCAACTTTAGGATTAAGAAGTGTTTGGGCTTATGGCTCAAATTCTTCAATAGAATTAGTTTCTGTTCTTAATTCATTATACGGTCAAAGTAGCGAAGTAGGCTTAGGAACTGGCATGACATCAGCCTCTTCTTCTGGCGGTAATCAAAAATATCCTACTTCTGATCCTTATCAAAACGATGGCTTTTATGATTTTACAGGATTAATTGGTACTTCACTGCAAATAGTTGTTGATGGAACTGACAATCCAAATATTGATGGTGTAATTCAAGAAATATCTTTGGCATCTCTTGAAGGAGTCAATCAAGATCTTGCAGATATTGTAATTGCAATCAACGCTGAAATTTTATCATTACCAGGTGGATTCAAAGCAGTTTCTGACGCAAACAAACTTAGCTTTGAAACTCTTCATAGTGGTAGAGATGCAAGAATTTTAATCAAAACAAACGCAACTGCACTTACTGTATTTGGTTTTAATGGAAAAACCAAATCAGGAATTTCTCCAAATGGTGTTAGCGATGATATCAATGTTGATACTCTTGGAATAATTGGCGGAGTAAGTACAACTACAGATATAAGCTTAACCATTACAGCAGATTCAGCTGGTATTGATGGAAATGATACTTCTGTATTAATAGATAACGATATAGAAACTGGTAACTTTACCTTAAGAGTATTCAACAAAGGTGTACAAGTTGAATCTTGGGGACAGCTTTCAAAAATGCAAGGCTCTCGTTACTATATTGAAACTTACTTAAACCTTGTAAGTGATTACATCAGAGCAATAGACAACACGACTGTTGCTGCTCCACCAGCTGATAATGGCCCTAACGGATCATTGTTAGTAGGTGGAACTGACGGTATTCCACCTGATCCAGATGATCAAGATTCATTGCTGATTGGTAATCGTGTATCTTTTACTGGTCTTTATGCTTTGAGTGAACCAGATCAATTAACAATTGATATTGTTTCTGTACCTGGCCACTCTTCTACTAGAGTAGTTAGAGCATTAATTGACATGTGTGCAGAAAGAGGCGATTGTCTAGCATTAATCGATCCTCCATTTGGATTAACAGTACGAGAAATTATTGATTGGTCAAATGGTGTTCATCCTTTAAACACTTTCCCGTTAAATTCTGATTTTGCAGCACTTTATTGGCCTTGGCTAATGATTAACGATGTTGACAATGGTATTAATGTATGGGTGCCTCCAAGTGGATCTGTAGCTGCTGCATATGCAAGAAGTGATTCTATGTCTAATCCTTGGTTTGCTCCTGCTGGTCTAGACAGAGGATTATTAACAAATGTCAATGATGTATACAACAGACCGAGTTTAGTAGAAAGAGATTTAATGTATGGAAATGGTAATGCCATCAATCCAATCGTAACTTTTTCTGATACAAATGGCTTTAATATTTTTGGTCAAAAAACATTACAACGCAGACCTACTGCTCTTGACAGAGTAAATGTTCGCAGAATGATGTTTTATGTTGAAAGACAAATTAAAAATAGATCAAAATCTTTGTTGTTTGAGCCAAATGATGAAAATACAAGAGCTAATTTTGTTAGAATAGCAAAAGATGTTTTAGACACTGTATCACTTGGCAGAGGAATTTCAGCATACAGCGTGTTATGCGATAAAACAATTAACACACCAGATGTTATTGATAGAAATGAATTAAGGGCAAAAATTGGTATTGTACCAACAAAAGCAGTTGAATTTATATTTATAGAATTCACCTTACAAAGAACTGGCACTATATAAAATATTTATTTAAAATTAAATAAGGAGGCATCATGGCACAGGAAATGGGACTTGGAATTTTAGGAAGTGGCGACACAGTATTTAAAAGAAAATTTAGATGGACTATGGAATTTCAAGGAGTGTGTGGTATCGATGGAGAATTTGATATTCCTCCAAGTTTTGTAAAAAATGCAAATAGACCTAGCTTAACAATTGGAGAAACAGAAATAAATTATCTTAATGGTAAGATGTGGATTCCTGGTAAGGGTACTCCAGATACTACCCAAGTAACATTTTTTGATGTTGCAAGCCAAGCTGGAGCACAATCTATTAGTGGTTTATTTACTTGGTTAGCAACTGTATATGATTTTACAAACTCAATAACTCTAACTCAATCTTCTGCACAAAATGTAGCAGGTGGATATACTGCTAAAGTTGGACTCTTAAAAATGCTAGATGGTTGTGGAGAAGTAATTGATGGATTCGCTTATTTAAATCCTTGGCCAACTACGATAAATTTTGGAGAACTTGACTATGCAACAGAAGATGAATGTACTATAGAATGCACATTCAGATATAGAAATTTTGAATACTTTACTTCTAATGGAAGATGTTCCACTGACTTCTATGTTTATTGTGCTGGTTGTGGTGGAGATGGTAATCCCCTAAATGCAACTTATAAACAAGGAAATAGATCATTAGAAAGCATTACTAATACTGGTATTCCCGAAGATGTCGAACCTCGTTAAGTAATTCTTCAGTAATGATAGCAACATCAAATTTTTAGTTGTTAATAAAATTAATTTGAAACCTACTTTATTAAATAAAGTAGGTTTTTTTAATTAATTATAATATATAAGATAAAGAGGAAAATATGGACATGGGACTTGGAAACTTGCCAAGTGCAATTTTCAAAAGAAAATTTAGGTGGCTTTTTTTCGTTGATGGAATAATTGGCGATGGAATCAATGTATTACCACCATCAAAAGCATCAAGGCCAACTTTAAGTTTTAAATCACAAAGCTTTGAGCATTTAAATGAAACTATTTCTTATCCAGTAAAACCAGAATGGAAACCAATTACATTAATATTATTTGATACTAAATGTAACATGAATCCTTTATGGGATAAATGGATAGAACCTATGTACAATCCAAAACTTCAAAACCAAAATTATAAATATCCAATAAGTAATGGTAACAATTCAAAAAATAGCTTTAAAAAAGATGCAATTTTAAAGCTTTATGATGGTTGCGGAAGTGTTATGGAAACATGGAATTTTGAGGGTATATACCCAGAAGATATTAATTTTGATGAATTAAGCATGGAAGAAGAAGGCATAGTAAATATAACTCTATCACTTAAATATGATAGAGCTTATATTGAATATAATAAATAATTATTTTTCCAAAAATTGATTTGCATTAATAATTTCTCTGAATTTTTTAAGTAAATCATCTAAATCTTTAGGTTTACATTTTAATATTCTGCAAGCTCCGCTTTTGTTTAACCTTCCTTTTTTAGTGTATACTTTACTTTCATTAAGAAGCAAGGTGTCGATAGTTTGTTTATATCCTGCTTCTTCTATTTTTTGTAATATTTCTTGTCTCTCTAATATTTCCACAAAATCTTTTATCACAATAAGCCTTTCGTTATATAATATTTTATCGTATAAAAATAAAAAAACAAACTATTTTAAAAGAATGAGCAATGAATATTTAAATAATAAAACATTTGAGAAGTTAATTATTAGCTTTCAGTTAACAAAAAAGAACAAATTAAAATATGAAATACTTCATGAAGATATTCAAATGCAAAAAACCAATAATGTTTTTAAATCACTTGCAGTTCCAAATAACGAACCTTCAAAGTCGCAAGAAGAGCATAGCTTGGCACAAATAGAATTAGCAAATGCTTTTTACACTCTTTCTAAGAACATTGTAAAATACGCAAAATTCAGCCACATAGACGAAGATGATTCAGTACAAGAAGGAGTAGTAATTTGTTTTGAAAGAGCAGAAAAATTTGATCCTTCAAAAGGAAAAGCTTTCAACTATATGACAACCTGTATCTTGAATCATTTCAAGCAGCTTTATAGAGCAGCAAGAAACTATCAAGAATTGAAAAGAAAAATAAATGACATGTATCAAAAAACTTTAGCAAGTTATTTACCAGCTAAAAGAAGAGATAGAATTCAAAAAAATCAAGATTATAATAATGATTAATAAATTTTATGATAGTTTTTTAAACTTTTTTAATAATCCAAATAGTTTAAAAGATTTAATTGAAATAAAAAATTATTATGATAAAAATAATTTAACTAAACAATCTAAAGTTTTTGAAGATATTATAGAAAATGTTAAATTTGAAAATAACAGCAGTAATTTTATTTCACGATGAAAAATTAGAAGATTTATTAAAAACTATAAATTCAGCAAGAGATGAAGTTGATGATATTTACATTATTACAACTACAGATTCAATAAAAAAATTAAAAGAAGAAAATATAGTTATAATTAAAGACAATTTAATAGAAAACGATTTTTCTAGTATTAGAAATAAAAATAAAATTTTCTTACCTGACAACCTTTTGTTGCATTTAAATGTTGGAGAAGTTTTAACGACAAAATGCATAAAAGACTTTTTAGAGAATAAAAATTATAAAGTTTCAATCGTTTACGATTCTACAATCGTAAAAGAAAGTAGAATATCAAATAAAAATAAATTTATTTTTTCTAATAAAATTTTTGAATCTATTGAAGATCAAAGTTTTGAATTAAATAAAAACATTTTTATAAATGCTTCAGCGTGTAAAAGGAAAAATTTTTCTAAAATATTAAATGAGTGGCAAAAAGAAGAACCTTTAAATAATCAAATAAACTATTACAAAGCTATTAATTTTTTAATTAACCAAGAATATGATAATTTTTTATGTGAAGCAGAAAAGTTTCTATTTAACAAAAATATAAAAGAAGAAA